GGGAGGGCTTAATGGTAAGACAGTACAAAATACATACCAACTTAGACGGAACAGATGATAAAGTTTGGGACGTCACAAATGGAAAAGTTAGATTTTACCAGCCCTCTAATTTAGGGTTACAATCAACTAATAATATTTGGCAAAGTAATGGTGTCGGAGTAATGGGGACACGCTCAATCACTCAACCACAAATAGAGTTTAAGCTAGAAACGTTTGGAGAAAGTTTGGAAGAAAATTATCAATTAATGAAAGACTTCATAAACGATATTCTTAACAAAAAATTCGTTACACTTGAATATCAAACAGAGATTTTTCAGGTATATGCTGATTTAGCTTTAGCAAATGTTACAAAGACAGAGGGTTATGGCAAGAACGGAACTTTCAGCGAAAAGATAACTTTCGATATAGTCACAAAGTGGTACACTTACGAAAACTTAACTTTTGAAAAAATTCAAAACGGTAAAGTTATCGATGGTAAATCTAAAATTTATGGCGGATATAAAGGAAGTGAAACAGCTTTACAAAACTATAATAGACTGAAAGCAAGCCCTTCTCTGAATTTGCCTAACTTGAATTTATTACAAGGCACTAAAGATTTCAAACCTACAAGTGCTGGTAATGGTGCAGTAAATCAAAACGTAGGAATAATTTATTTCACACAAAATAAAACAGTAGCTGATTTATTTAAAGCTGGCGACTATATCACAATTTCTTATGATATTGAATTTTTAAATACTGAACTATATAGTAGTTCGGAAGATGTAAATATCACGATACAAATGTGGGGCGGGTCTTATACTTGGCTTTCTATGGTAAAAGCGAAAAACGTAGATGGCAAGTTTTATACTAAAGATGTATTTAAAGAACCTGATTATGTAGAAAACCCTGCTCATAAAGTTAAAATATCTCGAACAATACAATTAACTCAAGATTTTATAAATGCAAACGCAATGGCCAATAGCGTACAGTTGGTTTTTAATTTCATACCTGTTGGGGCAGAAGTAATACCTTCTAACTTAAAAATAGAACTAGGATCGGTAGTTACTCCATACATGCAATCAGCTACTGAAATCACAACTGCTGATATAAGTGAATATTTTGGATATAATTATATAGCGAATCAAGCCTATACTTATTATGGCGAAACAAATATAGATCGTTTAAGTCGCTGGGATATAAAAGATGAAATATTTAGTTTTATGGGGATATTATACCCGCAACTTCCTAAAACACCTACTGGAGTTAGATTTTTAGACGATATTGGAAATGAATATACCGCAATTGTATTCAAGACGGAAGAATTACAAGACTACATTTTAATAAATACAGATGTAAATGACGAAACCTATCAAGGTTGGAACGGAACGACTTCATTAAATTTATTCCCTGTAATGGACTTCGAGAGATACAGAACTCGTATAATTGAAAAAGGTCAAATGGAACTAATCAACCTTACCAAGGCAGAGTTTAAAGTCAAGAGAAAGGCGGACTTTGTTTGATGTTAGAAGCTAACGTTTATGATAACTTTAACCCTAACTATTACAATATATCTGATTTTATTCTCCCTAATGGTAAAAAAGACAAAAGAGGTCTACCAATACCAAGGGCAAGATGTCAAGTTATTAACTATGAATTGTGGGAAACGGGCTACCTTTACACTTCATCAGCTACATTGACCGTTTCGGTAGAAGTTGGCGATATTGTTCAAATTCTATTTCCTGAAGTTGTTCCAATCGAGGAAGCTCTAGGTAAAAAGAAAAACCTAAATTTAGATATGATTTACCTTGTGACAGATGTAGATGAAAGCAATAAAGTCACGTTAAAGAACTATTTTTGGGCAATGATTGAAAGCCTTGATGTTCCGAGCGCAATAACTAAAACGACAAACGCTGCTATCATTGATTATTTAATTGACCCTAATAAAAATAATTTGATGAGTTATGGTTATTTCTTCAATTCAAGTATATTTGCTGGAAGGGCTACAATCAACCGTAAAGCAGAAACTTCATCAGCTACTGACGTAGCAAAAAGGATATTTTCCAAGGTTCAATTTCAACCAACTACAACAATTCAACATGCTTCATCTGAAACAGATCCTAGAAACTTGTTATTTATTAACTTTGCCTCAAGAAACTGGAATAGAAATAGAATCACGACAAGGGTAGATATTAAGCAAAGCGTGACAAAGGACACGGAAACAATAGTAGAACGTTCAGTTTATAATTTTGCTGTTGTATTCGTTAAAAATAAGGCAACAGATGACTATACAGACCCTCCTAAAATGTACACAGCAAAAAATAATGGAGATGTCATTGATTATAGCACTTATCACGGAGACGGGACAGACTTGCCAGAAGTAAGGATAGCTAAAACATTGTTTTATGACAGAGATGAACATGGAAACCCTCCAGATATATCTACTATTAAAGCAGAAATTTCTCCCTCTACTATCGTCACAAGGTTAATATTTAATCAAAACGAACTTTTGCCCTTGTATGTTAATGACTTAGTAGATATTTGGTACGAAGGAAAACTATATTCAGGTTACATAGCAGACAGAGTTAAAACAGAGTTCAATGATAGACTTATTTTTGTAGAAAGTGGAGATAAACCAAATGTTATATGAGTATATAGCTACTTATGGTGACAAATATAGAATAGATAGCTTTAAGGGGCACAGAGAGCTTCGTAAAGACCACTTAGAACTATTGCAAGGTAAAGTATACTATAACAGCAAAAACACGCTTAGAATCGCAACCACGCTCCTGTATGAAGTCGGTCAATTTGTATCAATTGGTGGTTATCCTTATGGCGGTAGAAAATTTAGATTGTTGGAGCTATCAATTACTGATAACCCAGTTTTAGACAAAGCGAAGATAATATCAAGAAAGGTTAAAAATGACAATTAAAAATTTCACGTTTTTTAGTCAAAATGGTACAGAGTTCCCAGTCGGTTCTAATAATGACGGTAAACTATACATGATGTTGACAGGAATGGACTACGGAACGATTAGGCGTAAAGACTGGACAAGTCCGTTAAATACAGCTCTTAACATTCAATATGTCAACACATCAATCATTGCAGGCGGGAGGTATTTTGAACTATTAAACGAAACAGTAGCTTTAAAAGGGGATTCAGTTAATTACATTCATGCAAATATTGACTTAACTCAAACTGCTAATCCTGTCAGTTTATCAGCCGAAACCGCAAATAATAGCAACAGTGTTGATATAAACAATGGTTCTGGCGTTTTGAAAGTTTGTTTTGATGTTGTTGTAACTTCAGGAACTGGAGTAACAAGCACTAAACCAATTGTTCAGACCAGTAATTTGGATAGTATTTTTGCAAATAATATATCACTTAAAGGTCCAATCTATGTTCCAACTGAAATGTTGACAGTTCAAACCGCTCCTGGTTTGCAATTGCAACTTACTAAAAAGAACGATGATTTAGTAATTGTTAGATTCCTTGGTAGTATAGCAAATATAAAAAAAGGACAGACGATGTCTAGAACGTGGGTAGATGAACCGTTTCGTCCAGCTGTTGTTCAAAGTCTTATTGGTCATCTTGTTGGAAGTGATAGTATTTTCCATATTGACATGAACCCAGATGGTAGTATTACTTGGTGGGGGGAGGATATTGGTAGTAACCCTTTGACGTCACGTGGTAACGCAAGCTACTTTATTAAATAACAAAATAGAAAGTAAAACAAAATGGTAACTAGAATGATTTTAATAACTATCTTAATTTTGGCGATTCTTTTCGCTACGTGGGTCAAAGATAGAGAAGCGATGAACCCGCCTTTTAAACGTAGACTTGTGATTGATTTGACGGTAGTCTTCGCGCTATGGATTTTATATGCAGTCTTTTACTTTACACAAACACCCTCAACTTCTGATATCGCCAAAACTGTGATTAACGCAGGCTTGTTGTACTTTGTAGGACAATTTATTTACTTAATCGCAAAAATTAGCCCTATGTTTGACGGTTTGGTTAAACTTATGAAAAAGAGTGGTGTAAGTCTTCCAGAAGCGGAAGAAGAACAAACGGAGGATAAAAAAGAATGAATATAACTAACGCTGGTGTACGTGGTTATAATCCTACTGGGGTTGTAATTCATAATGACGCTGGCTCAAATGGTGCTAACACTAATTTTTATAATGGTTGGTTGCCTAATCATGATCCAGAAGAGGGCTTCGCTCATGTTTACATTGCTTCTGATGGACGATTGCAGGCTTCCGACTTCTCTAATATGGCATACCATTGTGCTAACTCATACGGTAATGCAAATTACGCAAGTTGGGAAGTGTGCCAATCAGAGGGCGATTTAAATCAGTTCTTGAGGAATGAACAAGCGGTACTAGATGATGTAGCTAAGTATATGAAACAATGGGGATTAACCCCTAATCATGACACTGTGAAGCTACATCAAGAGTTGTCATCTACTTCATGCCCTAGACGTTCCGTAGAGGTACATGGTGGCACGGTAGAAAGCTGTCGCTCATACTTTATCACAGAACTAAATAAGCGCCTTACAGGGCAAACTAGCGCAATAGTAAACAATACACAAACAAATACAGAATTAGAGGACGATGATTTAATGAAATTTACTTATCAAGTTAATACAAAAGACGGTAAACCAGCTGGCGGAGTATCCTACTTCAATGGAACAAAAGTAATTGGCTTCACTAATGCCGACCAATGGACTATCGTCAAACAAATTTATAAAGACACGACAGGAAAAGACCTTAAACATTATGTTTGGAATGAGGGTGCGCCTTGGCACTTGCGTTTCTTACAAGCTAATAACCTCAAAGTTGAAATGGCACCGAACAAATAAAAAAGACCACCTTAATTGGTGGTTTTCTTTTGTAAATGAAGATATCCTACTTTCTATGGTTCAATTGCTTACCTGATTAATTGCTTCAATAATATTATTGCCAACATCTATTAGAAGTCCATCACTTACAGTTACACTATTTCTTGAAAATAGTTCGTCCTCAATCTTCATAAAGTGCATTGATTTAGCTAAAAATTGAGCAGACGATTCATAGTATAATGTTTCTAGTTCATCATCTGAAAGCTGTGTTAAATCATCATTAGCAAAAGTTGTAAGTTTTCGCTTAATCTCTTTGCCGTTGTCGTCTTCCTCTACGTAGTAACGTTTCATTTATTCATTCCTTTAATTTCAAATTTCTCAATAACATAACGTTTAGAGCCAAGCTCAAAGCTGACTAGATAATTATTGAAGTTGTCCTGTTTGTTCAAGTCATTAACAATCTTTCTAGCTGTTGATTGTGGATATTTTGAACTATTAATCTGTCTTGTGTATTCGTGTAAGATTATCTCATTGCCTCCCTTTGCATTCTACGCTTCAATCGTTGCTTATATAGATATTCTTTACTTGGCTTTAAGCTATATAATAACTCATCTAATAAGTCAAAGGCTTCTCCGTTATTACCTACATCGTCAATTTTTTTAAGTGTAAGCTCGTGCATTTCATCATCATTGAAAAACACAGTAAGATAAGGGAATGCTACGGTATGTGGTAAACTCAAGCGTGATTTAGTTGTATGTAACTTAGGCCATGTGCCTGTCTCATCTTTAATTTTTAACTCAAGTTGGTTGATTCCGACACCTTGTTTTTTCAGTACGCTAGTGATTCTTTCATATAATTCTTCGTTTGTCATTATGCTATAACCTCAATCATTTCTGTATGCTTTTTAAGTGTTGGATATGAATTTTCCACTATATCAAACCACTTTTTCGCTTCGTGTTTGCTGTAAAACTTACGTGATTTAATTTCTTTTTCCATTATCCATGATACTGTGTAGTATGTGAATTCATCTTTCATCATCCAATTACTCCTGTCTTTATGTTTAGTCTTTGCTGACTTGATAAGTGATATAATTTGCACCACTTACAGTAATAAGATCTAACCGGTATTTTATCATTTTTGTTTTTCTTGCTCTTTTTAGCATGTTGGGCACTTGCTATTGAATATAAAGCACCCATTTTTGTGTATTTACGTTTCTTACACATATTATTCACTTGCTTTCTTAACCATTGCTTGCTTATAACCCATATTAGTTCCGTTAAACATATCACTTTGGATTTCTCCGTGTCTAATAAACCCTTTTTGTTCTAATCGGATTACTTGTTTTGTTAATCCTTTTAGTGTAATTGCTGTTACTACTTTGATTTTGTCCTTAGGTTTTCTGTTAAATAATTTCATTTGTATCTCCTTTATTTCTATACAACTAATTGTATCAAAAAAAGCCAACGCTGTCAAGCATTAACTTTATTCTTTTAACCAAAAATTAGATCCGCCTCTTCTTGTAATACTTCTTCAGGAATTTCAGCACCACTTACGTCATATTGAATACTCAATAAGTACATTGTCCATTTTCTTCTAAACTCTTTATCTTTCATTTGTTCCTCTGTGAAAGTTGTGTTGATTCCATATTCTTCT